AAGGCAGAAGCACAAGCTCTTGCTGAAAAGTACAACGCAGGTGTTGAAGAGGCACAAAAGCTAAACAATGCAAATGCACAACTTCTTGAACAGTTCAAAAAGAAAAAAGATCAATATGAAGAATTACTTGATCTTGTAAAAGAAGAAGAAGGAGTAGAGCAACTTGCAACAGAAGTTGTAGAATAAAAGTAACAATCTAACTTAAGTTATTATGGCTATCACTTACACATGGGAAATCAATGGCACTGCTTGTAAAAGAGATGTTGCCGATGGTTATTTCACAAATGTTGTCTACCGAGTAAAAGGAATGGATGACACGGAAGAAAAGGCGAGACATACAGGAGAGGTTACATATACCAAACCTGAGTCATTACCATCTGAGTTCATTTCTTATGACGCATCTAAGAAAACTCCTGACAGTGCAACTATGATAACTTGGGTTAAAGATGCCCTTGGAACGGATGCTGTTACTGCTATTGAATCTGGATTAAAGGCAGAGATTGATCTTATCAATACACCAGTACAAGCTACTGGCGTTGCGTTTTAAAAGTTGCTGAAAAATAAAAAATCTGAATTTTTATTTCCAACACAAGTGGCTATAGCTGATATTGAAAATTTTACAGATTTTCAAAACGATCTTGTGGAATGGATATATAAATATAAATCAAAAGATTCTGGTATATCTAGGATTTCTAATAAAGGTGGTTGGCAGAGTTTATCTAAAGAAGTTTATGAAGATGAAGGTTTTGCACAATTTCAACCTGTATTAGTTGATAGTATAAAAGAATTATTGTGTGAATTTAACATACAAAGAGAAATAACACTTGTACAAATGTGGCTAAATATTAATGGGCCACATTCATATAATGTTTCTCATCGTCATCCTAATGTAGAACTTGCAGGGGTTTTATGGGTCAAACAAACTCCCGAATCAGGTAGATTTGTTTTTGACAATATGGATGTTGGATATCGTGATGCAATGCTTATTAATTCAACAGATAGAGAGCATTTAGAAAAATATAAAATGCCTCCAGAATATGTACCAAAATATAAAGATGGAACACTTTGTATTTTTCCAGCCAATTTAACTCATAGAGTAGAAATAAATGAAACTACAGAAGATCGTATTTCTATTTCATTTAACATTAAAATTATGTGATTGTATGGATCGTTGAAGTATGCCTAAAGTGACATACAAAGGAGACAGACCTATAATTAATAGTAATACTGCTATGCTCATTACAGACATAGCTTTAATTATTGCAAATTTCACCATGAGAAAAGTTTTAGACATTATTACCATCGTAACTGGAATCCTTATGTTAGGAATTTTAGGCGGTGGTTTCTTTACATATAAGTATGTCACTTCAGAAAGTTTCCAGAATAAAATGATGGATAAAGTTCTTGGAGGTGTTGGAGACATGATGCCTAAAGTTCTTGACAATTCTCTTCCAAAAATGACAGGGCCATCACTTCCTAAGTTTTAATGAATTGTTGGCATTGTAAAACTGAACTTATCTGGGGTGGGGATATTGACGTAGATGAGTCTATGCCAACTTATCCTGAATTTTCTGTAATAACTAACTTATCCTGTCCTAAGTGTTTTGCAGAAGTAGAGGTTCTCAAGAAAAGAGATGCCTTCGATTAATCAGATACCTCATACAGCAATACCACGAATACCAATTATTGATATTCCTGTAGAACAATCTTTACCTAATACTTTTCATATAACTAAGACATTACCTCCTGCATTAACAATGCCTTGCGTAACACTTAGAAATGACGGTACAAAAAATAGTCAATTATTTATAGACGATCCAAACGGTAATAAATTAGTATGCCCTTTGCCATATTATGTGCCTTTACAATATGACAAGAAAAAGATTCTCTTGGTAGAAGAAGCAAAAACTCCATCAAATGTAGAGCAACCAGAAACAGAGACTAAAGAGTCAGAAGTTCCTAAAGTAGATGAAGAACCACCATGCCCAGATCCAAAAAAAAATAATCCAAGAATAGGAGACTTAAATTCAAAAGGCACAGAAAAAGTTGTTGGTTTTAAATGGATAGAGGAGACAAAAGAATGTGTTGTTCAGTATGAACCTACAACAGTAGTAGAAAAATACTTTCCAAGTTTTAATACAGTATCAACAACATTTGCAATAACAGTTGTAGCAACAACAGCAGCAACACTCACACCAATTCTTAATAAAGTACTTAAACCATTATTTAAACAAGTTATAGGTAAAGTCAAAAAAGCTATAGGTAAAAAAGGTACAAAATTTTCTGGCAAAAAACCAATGAAAAGCAAAATTAACAAGGTATAAATATAAGCAAACTTTTTAACAAGCCCCTTACAGGTCATCCTTAAGGGGCATTTTTATGGCTTTTTCTCAATTTTATGCGTATGCGACTCAAATTCCAACATTTCTATGTCTTCACATAATTTTGCCATAGGAGTACCTTCTTTAAACCTAATTCCATTTTTGTAATTGTCATGGCACGTTTTTGCTCGGCTCATCTCAAAATTAAGACGCTTTGCTGCTAATGATGCTTCATATAATTCGTTTTGTTTTCTCATTGCTTCTCGACATTGCCTTATAGGTTCACGATCTAAAGGAATGCTAAATGTAGCTGTAATTCCTCCATTTATAGATACATTAGATTGTTTTTGTCCTGTTCTTACTTGCTCAAAATATAGTATTTCACCTCTATACCCAGTATCTACATCTCCATCGCCAATAGGATTATTATCATCATCAAAATCTCCCTCTATATCACGCCTTGAATATACTGGTCGATTGTATGATTCTTCATATGGAGTCGCAAATCCGTAGGTAGTAGAGACAAAAGGAGATATATTTAAAGTTGCACCTTGACATTGAATAGTATTCATCTGGTAATTAAAATTTCTTGAAGGTACAACCTGCACCGCTTGGTTGACTACTGACCCACTAGAATTACTGGTAGTATTAACAGAATTTGCAAAGACAGGGTTATTAAGCAAAAGCAACAAACATATATATTTCTTCATTGACTAAACGTACTGGTTGTATCAGTTACATTCTCTACCTGAGTAGTTCGGAGAATATGAGTGTAATTAGTAATACCGGGACTTTCTAGAGTTTCATAATACATAAAACTCTCGCCTTCATTAACAATGGAGAACGTAGGCTTGTTATCTAAATTAGGTGATACATAAGTAGTACCTGTGCCTTGTATTGTTGTATTTATTTTTGTCCATCCTTCTGGAGCAACATTACCAGTAGAACTTTTTACGTTTTCACCACCAACTGTTAATTGATACCCATTATTTATGTCAAAACTTTTTATATCTTCCACTATAGTTTGCTTAGTTTCTGATCTTTGAGTAAGAACTCCTTGGTTGAAGTTGGGGATTACACTTTGAGAATATACAGGGGTGCTAAAAAAACTTAGCAGAATACCTAACCTATACATAATTCACCTAATCAACTATTAATGTAGAAGTTATTTGACCAAGAGCTTCAGTATTATGTCCTCCAGCAGTAAGTGTAATTGCTCCAGCAGAAGTAATTGTTCCTGCTAAATTTCCGGCTGTTCCTCCAGCTATAGAAGTTATATCAGAAAAATTAGGAGAAGAACCTGTTGTTACTGCTGATGATGAAATTGCATCTGCTTGAGTAAATGATTGACTGAAACTAAAACTATTGGCTGGTACATCTTGTGTAACTGTAAGATCTGGAGGAGTACCTACACCGCTAGTAATAACCAATGCGCCAACTCCATTTGAGACTGCTGACCCATCTGCTGTATAAGTAGTGTCAACTCCAGTACCACTAACCGAGTAACTTGAGCCAATACGATCAGCAGTAGTACTTGCACCCCCTACTGTTAATTTTGTAGAGCTAGTAATACTATGAGACAAATCTGCATAGCTTGGAGTTGCTGCTGTAAGTGCAAAAAGAAAAGGAATTAATTTTTTCATTTTTTTGTAGGATCGACTTTAATAACATCAGGTTTGCTTGCAATTATCTCAAGCGGTTGTTTTATGATAAGTGTTTGATAGCCTCCATTATTGTTAGTATTAAAACCATTTTCTCCTTCTTCTTTTTTCTTTTTCTTTGCTCCTTGTGCTGCATTAACACTAATACCTAACCCACCAAGGATATTTCCCAAAAGCCCTGCGGCAAACGTGCTATCGACACGAGGCTGGTCTGGTATATCCACTCCAAACAATTTATTAGGCAGTTTCACATATCCAAGAGATAAAACTAATAAACACCAAGTTAAAATAAAACCTTGTGCAACTGTAGAAACTAAAAAGGTAATTTTTTCCTGATAGTCAGGCTTATCATCTTCTAATTCTTTACTTTTTTGTGGTATATCTTTGGTTTTTTCTTTTTCCATAGGGTTTTTCTGTATAATAGACATAGATCGAGGACTCGTAAAGTGGTAGAGGTAGTTGCAGCAGTAGGTGGGGCATTATTAACAGCTTGTTTTGTATC